ATTCAAGGTTGAATATACGGATTTACCGAGCAAATTTCTCTTTAAACTTATTAGTGAAGACACGGACGATCGTTTATATGCATATGAATATACATTTGAAAGAGAACAATCCGTGAGATGGAATCTAGAAGAATGTATCAAAAAAACGAGGAGAATTTATAGTTCCTGATGAAATTGATGAATTAGCCTATCGTACATTTAAAAAATATACGAAAAAAAAAGAAAAATGTTGTATTTGTTTAGAAAAGGCCGTAAAAAAAACAAGTTGCGGTCATATTTGTTGTCATAAATGTTTAGCGAAGATAAGCATTTGTCCCGTATGCAGAATGGATTTCAATGAGTGAACCTTCCAGGTTCATCGGGTAGTCAAGCCCCTACGACCACGCAGAACCAAGGTTCCGCACCTCCCTTGAAGCTTCCAGCTTCACCGGATAATATCGGGGTTGTAGGGGCTAGCCCCTACTCTATGCCCAGTTGGTTGCGGTACGAATGGCAGAAGGTGAATTCATGGTATTATCAAAGACGGGTTCATAGCCATTCCTATAGCCTACATTGGATAAATATTGTTTGTATCCTCCTCTTATTTTTCTTGTTTTCATTTTTCTTGTTCTTGTTCTACGCGACTTCATACTATAACGCCCTAAAAGTAGGGGCAAGCCCCTACAACCCCGTTATATTTGATTATTTTAGTTATTTTAATAATGGGGGTCTTAGGGGGCACGCCCCCTAAAAATTGAAACTTATTATGTAGTTGAATTTTAAAATGATGCCAGATGATCTTTCGCGTTATATTCAAGATTTTGCAAGACCACGCACCTCACCACAGTGGCGTAAAGGTTCCTTTTACTGTCAGAATGCCACGTACGGAGAATTATATTGGGAATTATATGATGGTCCTTGGTACGATTTTAACCACGATAACCAAGAAATTCGGATTGCCTTCTTTCTTTACGGAATGCATAGTCTATCTATTGCCTACATGTTACGAACCCTCTTTTATCATGTAGGTGATGTGTTCACGTTAACTCTGCTTGATCGTATCAAAAAGAATCCTTATTTATGGTCTGAATTACGTGATGAAATGGCCGACTATGATCGCGATACATTATTTGTATCGTTTTTAAATAATCTTGTAATATATGTATAATCCTTTGAATAAATGGAAAACATCACTATGTGATCCCGACTGTGAATCCTGTGCAATGAGTCATTTTTTTCCATGTCACATTTATGCCATGGCAAATAAACCCCATTATACCATTGCTTTTCTTACTTATGCAATGACCGTTATCAGTGTACACCGTCTTTGGTATGAACTCTACTACATGAAAGTAAACCAATGTCCTACCCGTGTTGACTATTGTTTAGGAACGGATTGCACCGGCTACATGATGATCCATGGCGTTCCTAGTGTTTGTGTACTACATGAGGATATTTGTATTTATTCGGCAAAGACGTGTCTAGAAAAGACACCTTTTACGGAAGTAAGCGTTGTTCTTTCTTTGTTTTATTTATGTCTTGTTTTGATGAATTATGTAGTGAGACGAAACGTAGCAGAACAAAAACAAATACAAGGAGAATGTTTGGAAAGTACCATACCATGTGGTCTCGCCCAATTGTACCGCGAAATTGTATAAATAAAAATGATAGATAAGACTATGGAAGCCTTATTGATAAAAACGGTTCCAAAATCGTATCCAGGTGTATTTGTTCAAATGGCCATGAAAGACATTCCCTTTGATTATGATGAATTTATGAAAGGGTTTCATGTAGAGGCGCCTGCCGTAAAACCAGTAAAGCGTTCCTTTGTTACCTTGGATACGTTTACAGTTCACAAAATAGGTCCGATTACCATTCCAGAATTCATTCTAACCGTTCGCGCCACCTGTAAGAAAGTAGAGCCACTGGTGACGAACCAACCCTATACCATGCCCAATCGTATGGTATTCATGAACAAAATGCAACCCTTGCTTCAAGAATTTGTACCACGAAAAGATATTTCGTGTGCTTCCATGCAAGAAGAGCTTACCTTGTTACCCCATCAAAAGTTAGTCCAGACCTACATGAATATTGATACCCCTTATCGTGGTGTACTCTTATATCACGGTTTAGGATCTGGTAAAACGTGTTCCTCTATTGCCATTACTGAAAACTTGAAACCTTATAAAAATATTGTCGTCATGTCTCCCGCTTCCTTGGAAACCAATTACGTACAAGAGTTGAAGAAATGTGGAAGCCCCCAGTACAAGACCCATCAACATTGGGTTTGGACGACAACTCCTACTTTGGAACAACTAAAAGAGTGTTGTTTCACAGACAAAGATCTTTTACGAAAGGGTAGAACACGTGGAATATGGGTTCGTGAAAACAAGGCGCCTAATTATGAAGACCTCACGCCAGAAGATCAGCTGTCTGTCCAAGAACAAATTGAGAAAATGATTCGTACCCAATACCAGTTCATTCACTATAATGGTATTCAAGCCTCTACTTTTAAACGATTGACCGCCAATGGGAACCCCTTTTCTAACAAAGTAGTAGTGATTGATGAGGCACACAACTTTGTTTCTCGTATCGTGAATCAGTTGTCGGATCCAACCCATCCTTCTATGCAACTCTATGATTTACTCATGAAAGCAGAGAAGTGTAAGATTATTTTGTTGACGGGAACACCCGTCATTAATTATTCACATGAGGTGTCTATTTTATTCAACATGTTAAAGGGATACATTACGACGTACTCGTGCTCTATACGTGTTAAAGAGGCCGATGTACGCGCTGCGTTACCGGACACCGACATGATCTATTCTACAGGAGATACCATGTTCTTCACACAACTTCCTGATGGTTTTATTCAAAAGGGTGAAGAAGCCGTGTTTACCAACGCGGAAACGTCGCCATACGAGGAAAGATTAGAAGAATTTCTCGGTAAAAAGGTGACCGTCAAGCAGCAGACCTTGTTACCCGATTCTGAAAAAGAATTCAACGCTCAATACATTCAAGGGACCACGTTGGTGAATCAAAAGAAATTAATGTTCCGTATTTCCGGGTTATGTTCCTATTTCCCTGATTTAACCCAATTGATGCCTTCCTTACGTGAACCCATTGTGCATACCATTCCCATGTCCAAAGTTCAATTGGATGAATATTCCATCGTACGTTCGGAAGAGCGAAAACGTGAAAAGGTTAAGAAACCAAAGGATGACGATATTCCAGGGACATACCGTATTCATTCGCGTTTAATGTGTAACACGACGTTCCCGCGTGACGTACGCGCCAAGAGACCCGGCAAGGAAGAGGATGAAAATGAGGAGCTTTCCACGCGTGACATTGAACAATTTTTCAAGGCGATTGATGCGTCGGATTATACCAGTAATTTGCAGGCCTACAGTCCAAAGTATGCGGAGATGGCGAGGGTCATTCAATATACCAAGGGCTTACATTTGGTGTACAGTCAATTCTTAACCATTGAAGGGATTGCGTTGTTCTCCAAGGTATTGGATTCAAAGGGGTACACGGAATTTAAATTGGTCAAGCGGGATACCTGGGAACTCAACGTGGCCGATCCTACGAAACCAATGTACGTGACCTATATTGGTACGAAATCACAAGAAGAAAAAGAGTTGATCCGTAACGTCTTTAATAAAAATTGGGACTTTGTACCGGATCGCTTACGAAAGCAAGTAGAGAACATCAACATTCAAATATTTATGATTACGTCGGCTGGTGCAGAAGGTATTTCGTTAAAGGAAGTACAATATGTACACATCATGGAACCATACTGGAACCCCGTACGTATTGACCAAGTCATTGGAAGAGCGAGACGCATTTGCAGTCACAAGGATTTACCGGAAAAGGAACAATTCGTAGAAGTACACATGTACATCATGTCGTTTCCAGATAAAATATCAGAAGAGTTGAAAATGGACGTAGTAGATGGAAAACCAGGATCTACAGATGAATTTTTATTTTCTATTTCTAAGCGAAAGAGATCGTTGAATACGTCCATTATGGATTGTATCAAAAAGGCATCGGTAGATTGCTTTCTTTACGAGAAAGATTATTTGAGAATTGCGGAAAAGGATCCTTCGGTCTATTCGTACTATCCAGATGCAACGAAGGATGTCACGGGAGATAAAGATATTGGTGAAAATATTCAAAAAGAAAAGGCTGGTTTCTTGAAATTTAAGGGCGAAAAAGCGGTCAAGTTTTATCCTAGTAAGTCGGAGGGTGACTTGAAGATTTTGTTTTCACTAGATGAAAGAACGGTAGGGTTTGTCAATTTAAGTACGGGTGCGCTGTACGATAATGACAAGAAGAAAACCTCGTTGGAAAAATTAAAATCACTCTAGAATCTCCAAGATACGGTACAAGAGTTGTTTGATTTCAGCAAGTTCACCTGCCGTAGGCGGTACCTTGAATTGTTTTTTGTTCATACGTTCTTCTAGCCATGCAGATCGGGCGACCAAGGCGGCAGTATCTAATTGTTTTTGCCACTGTTCTAAAAAAAAACGATTTTTTTCTTGCAGATCTACATCCATTTGATTGATTTCTTTCAGAAGTGTTTCAAATAAAGCTTGCGTCTTTTCTACGGATACTTCTTCTTTAAACCATTGTTGTTCTACCAAAGTATCCCATAACATTCGTTTATTATCCAAGGCGTCCATTTCTATAAAAGGAAAATTGTTTTTAAGTAGGGGCAAGCCCCTACGACCCCGATATTATCCGGTGAAGCTGGAAGGTTCACCACTTGAAACAATCATCGCCTAGCAATCGCGCTACAATCATATTTACGGCGCGTCGCTCCATATCTGATTGGATACGCGCTTTTTGTGGTACGAAACGATAAAAATCTTCGTTGATAGAAATTTGATACTGGTTATTTCGGTGATCGTTTTTTACGGATTCAAATACACAATATCTCTTTTTATAATACATTTCTTTTACAAAATACCATTCACATTGATTCGGACCGACCAAGTATTTTTCGCCAGGCACCAACTCATAGAACTCCACTAGTTGGAACATTTTTTTCAAAGTAAAGACAAATTCTATTTCAATTTTTATAAAATTGAAAGTAGATATACTTTTGATTCTTATCATGTCTCTGGAAGAGTTTCTCACCTATCGTCCTTTCTCCTACAAAAAGATACTTCATGACCTCTCTGTTGATTTAGAATGGAATATAAAAGATGCATA